TTATTAAGATCAACACAATTCTAGTATAAAAAATCCTAAATTCAATAAAGATGAGTAAATGCAATAAAACATCATGCAAAGATTGTGATAAGGAATGGTTAAATGGAGGTTGTTGGCCTAAAAAGGAATTTAGAGAGTTTAAACCATCAGGTAAATTCTTAACTGAAAAGCAATGTAAAAAATTAACAAACGACATATATAGCAAACAGTTAAGAGAGTTGTGTTTAAATTGCGGAGCACCAAAATTAAATCATTTATCATTGTCAGGAGAATGTAGCAGTAATGATCGTATAGATGAAAAGTGGAAAATAATTCTTGAAAAGAAATTAAAACCACGTATCAATAAACAGCTCACACTTAAACCTATCGTTAATCCCAAAGTTGGAGATAAAGTATTTTTACCATATTCTAAATTCGGAACAATAGAAAGAGTAAAAGAACATGTTTGTGATATACTAGATAATGATAAGAGTACAATATATTGCGGAGAACCGCTTTATGGCATATTCAACGCATCTAAAATTACAGAACATACTGAAACAATCATTCTTAAATTTAAAATTAAATAGTATGATTGATTTCGTACTCGGACTCTTAATTGGAGTCCTATTAGGATTTATCCTGCAAAAAGTAATTTATATTAATTTTTATACAAATCCAAAAAAAAAGTCAAAATGAGACAAAAATTAGCTGATTTCAGAAATGCTAATCCAGAACACAGAGTGTTAATGGGTGTAGTTCTAGGCCTTATTGGCCAAATTCAAAATCCAACAGACCGTGATTGTCAGTTGGTTATCCGTAAAATGGTAAAAGATAATAAAGAATCAATTGCAGAAGCAGAAAGTAAAATAGGAGAAGAAACTCATCGTAAAGATGGTAAAACTTACGAACAGATTGCTATGGAATTGATGCTTGAAAATGAAGTGCTTGAACAATTCCTACCTACAGTTATGGACAGAGAATCTGTAGAAGCCATTGTAAATGGTATGGAATTCACATCGATGAAGGCATGTATGGAACATTTCAAAACCACCTACGATGGTGTGTACGAAGGAGCCGTAGTAGCCGACGTCTGGAAAAAATATAAAGAACTAAATCCATAATAGTTCTTTGGGGCCCTTAGCTCAGTGGTAGAGCAGCTGACTCATAATCAGTTGGTCGCAAGTTCAAATCTTGCAGGGCCCACAATAAATTTCATATGTCAAACTAAAACAGACACAACATGTCAAAAACAACAACGTCAATCAAATTTGCTTACGACAAAAGCAACGAAGAAGAAGTAATGGACTTCATCGGAGAAAAAGGAGATATCCAAAATGGTATTCTTCATGTCCAATCGAATCAAAGAAATCCAATGAATCTTAAACAACTATTTGTTTCCATTACACCTGGAAATGTAGTATATAAAGATAAAGTGGAATTCTTAGGAACAACAACAGAGACTTTTAGAGTCCTGGCAAAGTAAACAGTTCAAGTGATACCTGCAACTGAAATAGGTTAAACATTGAAACCTTTTTAAAACACTATGATTACTGGCTTTACGCTTGAGTGTTTTAAAAGAAGATGATCGGTGTGGTGAGCAGCGGACACTGTGAAGTATCCGTAGAAATCCGATACGTATCAGCCTGTGGCATAGGCAGAGGATAACTGGCAAGTGCCCCTCAAAAACGATGCGAATGAGTGCCAAGCCTGACCTCTCCGGAGGTGCTAGCATTACATGTAAATCTTAGACAGACGTTCGCTATTGCGGCGTAACCGATCTAAGTTGCTGCGATGAAACGCGTGGTACCAATTAAGGGGAGTATCGAAAGGTATTCCCCTTTCTTTTTAAAAATCATTTTAAGTCAAATTAATACCAAAAAGTCAAATGAGAACAAAAAAAGTCAACAAAAAACCAATCGGTAAACGTACAAAAAGATTGCACGAATCCCGCGAGGACAAAGCATTAAGAATCGAAATGATGCTTCCTCAACCAAAAGAGTTTGCTATTAAATCAACTAAAAAAGTTGAGAAAAAAGTATACTCAAGTAAAGAAATTAAAGGAGCTATTACAGCTCACTTGAAAGTAGCTACAGAAAGAAAGATTGAAAAAGCTATTGCTATGGCTGAATTTAATCAAAAGAAAGCTGTAAAAAAAGCTGAAAAGCTTGCTAAAAAAGCCGCGTAACAAATAACAACTAATTTTTTAAATTATATAACCCAAATAAAAAAACGAAGAAGTTATGAAGTTAACCGAAAAAACAGAAATGGAATTATATGAGCTACGTAAGTTGCTTATAGATAATCCAAGTGAAAAAAACACAGAACGACTGAAAGAGGTCGATGAAGAGTTACTGAGAAGGCTGGATGCCGAAGAAGAAGTCGTAAAAGACGAAAATCAAGTAGCGATCGAGTTTGAAGAAGAACCGGCTGTTGAAGTACCCAACCAGGTAGTTGAAACACCAGCGAATGCATCAGAGCCCAGCAAGGCCGAGACGTCTACCAAAACACAGGCAGGCGGAGGATCTAATCCTACATCAGGTGGAGTCATAATTCGTCTTCCACACAAAGATCGCAATTCTCAAGGCAAGGTTATCCTTGGTATTGAGGATAAAGCTGAACGCGAATTAGCCCTTTTATTAGGGCAAAGTATGGCTAATGCCAACATGAAAGATATTCGTACAGCAATTGAAACTTTCCGGTACAAAACCAACAGTGCAGATTCGAAAGAAATGATGCAATTATTAATGGAAAAAGGTGATCCTCAGACCATTACTAAATCAGGCGTATTTCTAGATTTTCTTGCAAAGTATGGTCAAAAGTACACTCCAGCATTCCCGGTATTATTTGCATCTAAAATGTACAATTTATTGCCATTCATGGCCGCAGATTTAGTAGAATTTGCATACGTCTATGACAATGAAAAAGTGTTGATTAAAGATGAAAACTTTAAACACACAATGTACAAAAACAGACGGATTCGAACTTACTTCGATGACATCAAATCTGTTGAACAAATTATGGAAGAAATTAAGGAGACTCAAGAACTCATGGAAATGGGGCCTAATCTTCTTAAAAAATCAATCAGCCATTTCGATGACTTTATTAAATGTAGAGAAATCGCAGAGGCAATGGTTCCTGCCATAAGAAACAAACAGAGAAAAACCTACGAAGATAGAGGATTCGTCAACGCATTTATCTAAAGGACTGGGCTTCGGCCCTTTCCTTTTTCTTTTGAAAACAATTACACGCAATATAAATAACAACAAATTAAAACAAAAATTAACTAAAACGAAAGGAGAAAATTATGTCGAAAAATTCAGAAAAAACCCCAGCTGCGGGTGGATTTGGTTTAAAATTAATCAAAGCCAGAAAAGCAATTATGACCACACTGTTCGCTTTAATAGCGTTCGTAGGTATGACATTCTTATCGATGAAAGTCGGTGAAGAGTATGCACAAAACAATCTCATGGCATCAAGCCATAAAGTTTACAACGTTGACAAAGAGAAATTGCCGCCAACAAACGATCAATTAAACCAGTCCTTGGACGAAGCGAGATTGATTGCAGAACAACAGCAACGACTCTATGACGACTCAGTTCAGGGAGCAGCTATTGATGCTCAAATAATGAAAGACGTAAAAGAGAAATCGATAAAAGAAGTACGATTAGATGAAGTTGTAGTTATAGCTAAATCTAGTCCTAAATTGAAGAATCATAGACGTCACAAGATTCATCATTTCAAAGTCCCTGTCACGGACAATGAAGATACCGGAAGTGGTACGACCGCAGAGCTACCATCAACAACCGATATCGAATTAATTAAAAATCTCCCACCAGATACTATCGCTTATATTAGAGTGGATAGTGGAGATCTTATGCCAGTAGTATCAGAAAGTTCAATGGGTGAGCCATCATCAGGCATAGCCCCAGAAGAGTCTCTATCAAAGGAAGACGCATTTGTACGCGACAACCTAGAGACAAACACTGGACAGGCTCAAACGCAAAGCGAAACACAATCTACGGACGATTCGCTGGAAACTCAAGCAAGACAACTGAAACAAACAAATCCGGCATTATATAAGTATATCTGGAACCAAGCCGCACAGCATGTAAATGCTTCGGCATGCAATTATTCACGTTAACCGCCAATAATGGCCTTTTTCTATTAGAAGTGTAAAGCGATTTTCCCGCGGTGACCCAGCAATGGTAGCGATAAGGACGCGATGACTACACATGTAACAAACAAATCAACGAAGACGAGAAGCGAAAGCGAGTAGTCTAATTTCAAAACAATCGAGATTGAATTCTCAACAGTAGAGTTTGGCTATTTTCTATAAAATAGCGTGGTTTTAACCGGTTTTTACAACTTAAAAAGACGCGGGACGGGTGCTAAGCAAGCCTGCATCAATTATGCTTATTATTATATCATACAAATTAACACGAAGTTTAACTAAAACATCCAAAACAATGAGAACATCAACGTTTATCGGGATGTTGATTGGTCTATTTCTATTCTTAACAACTCCAATGAAAGGAGCTAGTTCATTCCAGGACGACGCAACTGTAGTTTGTGTAGCTAAAGATAGAACCATAGTTTCAGCCCCAATAGTAGTCTTAGGAAATAAAAATCCTATCACGAAGAAAGAACTGGTTGTAAACGCGACTATATCAACTAACAAAGAGGATTCAACTCAAAGTGAGTGCGAACCTCGGAATAAGGGCCCAGGCTCTATAGTAGATTACATACTAAAAATCAACGGCCCCTAAAATGGCCAACAACAAAAACGGCGATAACCCGCACCTCAAGACGAGGGCCCCGTTTTCGGCCTCCTAAGGGCTGTTTTAAACGCGTATAACGACACGAGAACCGATGGGTGGTGTCAAGGTAGTATGAAGTGTGAAAAGCTGTCATACGAGGGTTCAAATCCCGAGAAAATAGGTGTTAGCTTGCTGGCCTATATTCGACGTCTGAAGTTATAATATGAAAGGGAAGGAGAGAGGGAATCTAAGCGCTCGTCATTGTGCGTGATCTTTTCATAATGGTTATTATACAGGACAAAAGTTTTATGCAAATCTTAACTATAAGGAAGAGCGGCATGCCTAATAAGCATGTGACTGAAATACCATGAGGACATGACACGCTTGCGGGGATTGTTCAATAATGAAGAGGCGGAGCTATTAATAGTGCCTTTGATAAATTTTGTGGGTTCGAGTCCCATCAAGGCCCGAAAAGGACAACCTTGTGGCGAAAGTGGAAAACGCAGCATGCCTGATATGCATGTAAATAAGTCTTAAAATATATAAATAGCAAACAAAAACAAACTTGGCCCTATCGTAATTAGGGTGCTCTACCAACAGAACCTCAACTGGAGCTATAATGAAATAACAAGATGAGTATAGGTAAATAGAGAAAAATCTTGATCGTCCGAGAGGCATCATTCACAAAAGACGATAATATCAAGAGGTGGACGTAATCAAATTCATATGCCGAATAGTTACAACGAAGATATCGACAAACATATTACGAACAGAAGATCAAAATGTGGCGTCCTTATGTCGTCTCGTGGGTTGAATCCCCACCATAGGAAAAAAGCAATCTTCATAGTAAGAGCTCAAAATAAAGCGGATTAGGCTAACGGACTAATCATGCAGTTACATTCGTTAACTCAGTGTCAAGTACATTGTTAAAGGTCGCAATCCAGGCCTCAAGTGGAATACGCAGAAAAATGTCACGGGGCGGCCCTCCATTAATCAGCCCGTCAGATAGTCGTGAGATGACGTAAAGTGATTATCAAATTGTATATTACAACGTGGATTGCATAAAAGAAAAGATGCCATATAAATCTACTTCGATAGGTTAATATTTAGAATTGTACAATAGCTTAGTGAAAGCAATTCGACTTACAGAGATATCCGAGCTATAGGAACGGACTGTTAGTATTAATATCATTCGAATGAGTCTTAATCTTTTTTCAATAAAGATGTAAAGCTAGCGAGAGGATTATCTGAAAGGAACAATAGAATGAATGAAATCAATCTACCTGTACATGATAAACTGTGTAGTGAGTATTTATAATTGAAGTCAAATTCAATATTAAATACAATATTCTTAGTAGTGAATAGTTTGCTGACTGGCGTCCAAAACCAGAGGTTAAAAAACATCCAATCCGATTTTCTATTTCAAATTTTCAAAAAGATTTAATTAAAACGAATATCAACAAATTTTTAAAAAAGAAAGGAACAAAATATTATGTCTAAAATTATCAAAAAAACAGCTGGAGAAATCAGCGCAACTGACAAGATTTTCAAAATCAAAGTAGTTGATGTAAAAGAATTAAAGGGTTTTAACGTTAAAGTTGCCCAAGTTGACGTACGCAAGATCAAAAAGATCAACGTGAACGAATTCGAGGGTAATGATATGGTTACCATCTACACAGATGATAACGAAAAAGTTACCGTTTTACCATCTCAAAGAATTAATGTTGAAAACAGAGAAAATGGTCAATCCATCTTTACTGACGCAAGTGTAGTAAAAGGTTTAGCCTCTGCAATCAACCGCAAAGCTTACGACGAATTAGAGCAAATTGAAACTCTTGTGACTCGTACCAAAAACGACATGAACAGCCAAAACGCTGTAATCGAGTTGGCTTTACGTGACGCAAAAGAAACTGCCGAGTAATATTCTCTATACTATTTTTTCAAAGTAAATAGTATCAGTATTAACATATAAAGAAAGGAGAACATTATGAACATTAGTGCAGGAGCCAAAGCTAGATTAAAAATCTTAGCTGAGGAAAGCGGTATTACCAATATCGCAAGCATCCAAGATGATGGAACAATCATCACAACCAGCTCCGCTCCAAGAACAGGCTTCTGGTCTTTCTTAAGTGGCGCAAATAAAACTATTGGTTGTAGCGACGTTATCATGAACGCTGCAAGAGGTCTTAATTCAGTAGGAGACCAATCGGAAGTTGGCAAGTTCAAAGCTGCAGGAGCTGAACATGTATTAAACAACTTTTCGAGCATGAGCCCTGAAATTGCTATCAATAACCTTATTGCCTTTTCTTCATTATCAGTTATGCCAAAAGTAAAAGCTGGTGATAAAGATCCTGCGGAAATCAAACGCCAACAGGAAGAAAAAGAGAAAAAGGATAAAGAGGCTAAAGAAAAGAAAGAAAAACAAGAAAGAGAACAAGCTGAAGCAAAGGAAAAGAAAGAAGCTGACCGTCTTGCCAAACAAAAAGAATGGGAAGAAAAGAATGCTAAAAAGAAAACCGAAAAACTTCCTTTCTCCAGAATTACCACTGATGAAACTGGTCGCGAGATCATCATCAAGGAAATGATGGAAGAGGATGAGTTGTGGCTAATGATTAGAGGTCACATTAAAGCCGGTGGTTCTATCGAGCTTATCCCTGCTTAATTAATTCTTTTTTTTAAAAAGGAGGAAATAAAGATGAGAAGAGAAACATTTATTTTCCGCGCAAGCGGATCGTTTGAGGATACTGCAGCGGCTATTCTATTAGTAGAATTAGACCAAGTAGTTCCTGGTGTCGCATTAGCAGTAGCAACAGCTATGGCTAGACAAGACAACGCATTAAATATCCTATCTATAGACGGTAGAGGTAACGTTGATTGTACCCGCGTACCAAAAGCAGCTTTCACAATGGGAGTTAAAACATTGGGAGACCATGTTCGTCCATTAGTAGAAGCTATGAAGCAACAAGCAAAACGTGACATGATTAACCATGTAATTGGTGAAATCATCGCATTAGAGGAAATGAAAAGATTTAAACCTAATCATTTTAACATCAATGCAATGTCTCAAGAGTTAGGTTTTACCTTTCCTGATTTTATCGGAAAACCAGGTAATACCAACATGGATTTGCGCTTGTTAGGCCAACAAAGCCAACAAAAAATAACAAAGACAAGAATTGTCATAGGGTAATAATACTTTAACTAAAGCAAGCGAATGAAGGTAAAAAACCAATTCCCACTTAAGCCGAAGATTGAGTCATTTTTAATGACCAAATACTACGAAATTAGGTCAGGAATCAAAACAAATTTCGATGCTCTCCTACTAGAAATAGACAGCGCTATTGCTGACTTAGTAGAGTTAAAAGTATGTCAACTTGCGGCCAACCTAGACCCTAAAATCTCGAAAGAGTTAGGGTCAGAGTTCGACATTTATCGCAAGATTTATCGTATGCAGTTACTTGATTTGAAGCACAAAGAACTCAGCCGCGTTAAAAACGGCGCATGGTGGAGTCCTTCTACTGTCTCTAAAAAGACTAAGAAGGAACTACTAGAAGACATTAAAAGTGAAGTGGAGTCTTTAAAAGTAGAACTCGACGCACTAAACGAGAGAACTATTCTCAACGAAAATATTAAAAAAATCTTCAAAAAGTACAGTTAATTCATTTTAAATTGTAACTTTATGATTATTGAATTAGATTCTAGGTTGTGCTCTCAATATAACCTAGACATAGAAGAAGCGTTGCTGCTTGGATCGATGATAAACAAACAAAATAACGGTGAACAACAAACAATAATAAAGTTATCCAAGTTATCTTTAGATTCTATACGTAAAGTAGAGGATCTTGCTAAAGAGATAACAAATAAGTCCGAAAAGACAGACAAGGGTAATTCGTGGGCTGAGGAGTTCTTTCTCGCCTACCCTCATAAATGCACTCGACCAGACGGATCCACAGGATTCCTCAGGCAAGGCGTTTTGAAACGGAAAATGTTTGTTGAGTATAAAAAAAGAATCAAAACAGAAGCCCAACATAAAAGGGCGTTAGAGTTCATGATTAATGACGTAGAGGCCCGTAAAACTACCGGCACTTTAAGTTACATGAAAACTATCGTTAAGTACGTCTTAGACGCACCATGGGACTCTGATGAGATTGTTAATAATTACACACCGTATGGAGGAGATTTTATCTAAATACAATATCAAGAGCATTTCGAAGGCTTTTGATGAGGTTATGGAGGCTGCAAAGTCACCACAGCCGTATTTAAAGACAGGCATCGTTAAACTGGACAAAGTTATACGAGGCGTCGAAATGAACAAACTAGTGACGATCGGAGGAATATCAGGCTCCGGAAAATCGGCATTAGCTAACATTATCGAAACGAATATAGCCCAATTACACGAAAACGTGATTATTCTAGATTTATCTTTTGAAATGACCGCAAAAGATCAGGTGTTGCGAAAACTCTCCGCCCAGGAGAATATCTCAACCAGTATGCTACGAGAAAATCTAGCATCTGCTATAACTGGCGGTCAAGATTATAAACTTAACCCAGCATCACATAAGCTTAAAGCTTTGAAAATAAGTTACGTTGAACAATCTTGCACAGTTGCGCAAATAGCGGAGCTAATTGAATCATTTCAAAGGAGATCCATTGAGACAGGGGAGTGGCTGGTCGTATTTATAGATCATGCATTACTAGTAGAAGGCAAATCATCAGAGGAGCGATCCACGATAGGAGACTTGCAAAAGAAACTTATTAGTCTGAAAAAACGAGGAAGGACGACTATATTTCAACTCATGCAGCTCAATAGAAATATTGAAGCAGCAGAAAGAAGAACAAATCGTCATATGCATTACCCTCAAAGAAGTGACCTTTCTACAGCTGATGCGGTTTATCAGGCGTCTGATTACGTCTGGATAATACATAGACCAGAGCTTTTAGGTATACAGTCATATGGGCCGGCAGAGATACCCTCTTCAGGGAAGGTGTTCCTGCATATTATCAAAGCAAGAGAAGGAGAACCATGCAATCTCCTCTTTGACAATAAACTAGAAGTTAACAAATTAGAGTAGGAGGAAAATGATATTCTATATAAAAATACCGGAAGATGGGTCTGAAGATCACATAGCCTTTTTAAAAGGTTCTTTGATCGAACACATCATCAAGGATTATCCAAACCTTACAATTAAGGGATTGGACGATAATTCCAAGGAAAACAATGTCCCCACAGCAATGCCTGGGGATTTTTTGGCCTTTGGTATAGGGAATATGGATCTTTCTTGCATAAACAAGGAAAGTCTATCTTTGATCCCAAAAGAATCAAAAATTCTGATACTAGGTGACGACGATGAAGCAATCGCCAAATCAGTTGCACAGTATTATTCAAAGAAAAACAAAAAATAGATAGCTTTGCACAATATTTAATATAATGGCAAATGTTATTATGGTTCTTGGTAAAACAGGTACCGGTAAAACCGAAAGCGTTAAAAATCTTGACCCGAAGAACACTGCTGTTATCAGCACTTTAGGAAAAAGAATGCTTTGGGACAAAGAGCGTAATTACTCTGAAGACAACAAAAATCTCTTCAATATGAGTGACCATCGTTCAGTTATTAATATTATCCAGAACATCTCTGAAAAGGGAACACACGTTAAAAACATCGTCGTAGACGACATGATTTATATCATGACTAAGGAGTTCTTTAAACGTGCTGGTGAATCTGGGTATGGTAAGTATACTGAGCTTGCTCAGCACTTCCAACAAGTCATCGAAGCGTGCGAAAAGGCTAGAGAAGACCTTAATATCTTCCTAATCCTGCATGCTGAAGATGTCATGAGTGACAAAATTCACGTAGGCTACAAAGCTAGAACTATCGGGCAACTGGTTGATTCTGCTTATAATCCAATGGAAGTTGTGCCAATCTTATTGTTTTCGGACATAAGATACAACGAACAAGGAAAGGCTGAATATGGATTTTACACGCAACGAATGAAAATAGGGACAGTAGAAATACCGGCTAAGTCAGGAGGATTATTCGACACTGATTGGATACCAAATGATCTTCGACTGGTTGTCGAAGCCCTAAAATAACTAAAGTGAAGTTGAATACAAATTAAAAAGTGAGGTGAATATGTTATTTAGTTCAAACCGTGCGAAAGCACAAGAAACCAAATCCGATGTTCAATACATTGAAGCTGGTATTGTACCAGGTTTAGTAGTAGCATCTGGAGAATTGAAAGAAACTCCAAGCGGTAAGAAATTACTAGAAATCGTATTAAAAAAAGGTGAAGCAGCCGCTACATCTACAGAATGGGAACCAGAAAAGTTTGCAGACGAAACAGAAGATGATTTTGCAAAACGCTGTGATGGCTTTACTGCCCGTTTACTTGACATCTTAGGATGTTATTACGATAAAGCTACTTTGAATGTCGAGGCTACTTCTTTTACAGAGTTAGCTAATTGGTTCGTTAATTTAATTAACGCAGCCGATAAAACAAAACAAGTACGTGCTAAAATCGTCTATAATAAGAATGGTTTTGCTATACTTGCCCCAGGTTACCGTTATACGTTCATTGAACCTATGACTGTAGCTGAAGAAGATTCTAAAATAAGAATCCTTGCAAAGGACGTGATTGTACGACCTATTAAAGAAGTGGATGAAGTGAGCGACCTTAAAACCGCAAGCTCCCCATTTTAATTGCCTAAGGGGGTGAAAGCCCCCTGAAAGCTTAATATATACAATCATGAACGAAAAACGAATATACGAACAAATACTTGGCCGCGAACTAAGATTTGGCAAAACCTATCCGTCTCCCTTCCGGGAAGACAAAAACCCATCTTTATCATTTTATCAGACAAGTACTGGTAGAATTAGGTGGAAGGACTTCGGCACAGACGAACCATCTGGCGGAGTGTATCAATTCGTTGCAAAACACCTAGGTACTGAAGACCTAGACGCCATCAAGGCTTATATTTATGATGGGACTGAGGTGCAAATCTTCAAACAACAAACAATCCAAAAAGTTCTGCCACCGAGAAAAAATTCGTTGGAAATAAAGGCTAAAAGATGGGAAGACAGAGAATTTGAATATTGGCAATCATACCATATTACCAAACCAACTCTGAAGTTATTTAACGTCGTACCTCTTAAGCACTTTTATGTGAATGATATTAAGCATGAGCGCATAGAAAACGAACTATTGTTCGCTCAACTTATTGGAGATCACATAAAGATCTATTCTCCATTTTCCAAAACCAGGAAGTGGAAAAGCAATACAACTAAGAGTGATGTGTTTGGACTAGAACAATTGAAATTCAAGTCAGATACGTTAATCTTAACAAAATCATTAAAAGACATAATGACCTTATATGAATTAGGTTATGAGGCAATCGCTCCAATGTCGGAAACGTCTGATTTTCCTAAAGTCGTAGAAGAAGAAATTCTTCCTAGATACAAAAATATCTACGTACTTTTCGATAATGATGCTACGGGTCTGAAGCGTGGAGAAATAATGAGTCTGAAGTACTCCGCCAAAAATTTAGTTATACCCTTAAAAACAGGATGTAAAGATATAAGTGACATTGCGTTAAAATATCGTGGGAAAGTGAATCAAATAGTAAAAATACTAACGTCAAATAAAACCGATCATATCCATGAAAATAAGATTTCACTGGTAGCACCAGAAAAAGCTAAGTTACAGAGTTAAATAAAAAAATACCAAAAACATTAAGAAAAGGCCTACATTAATTTGTGGGCCTTTTTTATTTAAAGTCAAACAGGCCATGCCAAAAACGAGAAA